GGTTTGTCCGTTCCGTGATTGCCGGGGATGGCTCTAATCTGGAGCGTTTCAAATTCCTCTGCCAAGGTCACACACAACTGATACAGTGCCGATACCGACTGTTCAACCTGTTCGTTTAGTCCCTGATCGACGTGTTTCCATTGCCCCTCGTAGATGCCTGTCCCGGTGGCAATGTCACCGAGTATGTATAGCGTGCAGTCGTCAAACTCGACGGTGGATTCCATCATGCGCTTGATGGACAGGGCTTTCTCGGCAAATCGCTGGATGAGATTGGCGGCTATGTCACTGCTATAGAGCTTGTGGGTTTGGTACTCTCCGGCCTCGTCATCCCAAAATTCTTTCTCCACCACGTCACCGAAATGCAGGTCCGAGAGAATCAGGTTGAACGTCTCGGTTCCCTTGCCCTCCACCGGATCGGCCTGTAGTGGTTCGGTTCGACGCAACCGACGCATCAACGTTTTCTTTTCTTCTTCAATCAGGCCGGTCGCCTCTTTGGTGATAGACTGCTTGTGTCGAGTGCTGATAGACCGGAGTTGTTGACCACCGCTTGCTAAGAACCACTGCCCCGCATCCTTGTCCTTGCGAACGTCCACGCCCATATCAACGAGACTTGCTTTGTGGTCCGAGACGGTGGACTTGCTAATACCGAGTTGCGTGGCTATCTGTTGGGTACTTGCAGGCAGGCAATCAATAAACTCGGCTTGTCGTTCTGTGAGGTCCGACGCATCCATACACCTCACATAGATAGCAGGTGGCTAAGTGTTTGGTCTATTCAACAAACCCAACCACGTCTGTATCCACCCATTCGGCGTTTTTCGTGTAAATCTTGCCGGAGTCGGTGTCAAAGTCTAGTGCCACATATCCATTATCCCGTGCCCACTTGTGCAACTCTGTGAGTTTGTCTTTCACGCGTTCGCTTGGCTCTCGTAGCTCATCCACGTCGGGGCTACCAACATCAACCCACGCGATGGCAACCTTGCTGTTCGCAAACTCGTTACCAAGCGTGACGCGTCCCCGGTCATCGGTGTCTTTGTAGTCTGCATGGTCGTATTTCATGCAAATGGGTATTACCCACAGACCATATTAAAACTGGCTATTCCACGTGTCTCACCGGGGCTTTTCTCTCGTTGGGATGGATCACCCAGTCCTGTGGCCGTGCAAGGTTGTCGTCCATATTAGGATCGTGTGTTGGGGCTTCCTCAACCAAGTCTCGGAGTTCGTCTTTTGGTACTGGGGTCCCGCCATGGAACGGGTTTGTTTTTTGTATCAACCACGCACAGGCTTCAGTCTCACGCCCATCAAGATTACCAGACCAGTAGAACAGGCTGTCGTCTAAGCCCTGTTCATCGTACCCGTCCATGCGTGCATTATTCAGTACACTTGCTGTTTCTGTCCGTGCTATGGTCGTGGCTTTGCCCCGATCCTCCAGACCGGGCAACTGTTGGAGTTGGTCGGCCAACCCGTCAATCGTCCACCCGTCGCTTGTCAGTGTTTCCAGCATGAACTCACGGAGTTGGTCACGTTCTCCACTTGGGAGGGTGTCAAAGTCGGCGAATAGTGAGCCACTAAGTAGGGCCTGTCGAATCCGCTCTTTGACAAACTCCGGGGTTTGTGTCTCACTAATTAGGAGCATCCGCTGGTCGCTTGGCGCATCCCACAACTTTTGATGCGTCTGTAAGAGGTCCCGCTCCCACGGTTCCATAGCGTCGTAGGCTTTAGGTTCGACGTTAGAAAGACACCGATGGCCGCCTTTGCTAAAATCCGTATCGCCCCCTGCCGAGTTCTCACGGGCTTCCTCAAACTCATCCATCTTATCTTGTGCCCATTCTATGCCTTCGTCCCCGCCCCATGCGTTCCACATAAGCCACCCACAGTCTGCACGGCCTTCCTCACCCTGTTCTTTGTTATCCTCGTGGCGTTCAAATGCGGCCATGCGTCCGATGGTATCCTCGCTCAAGTCTTCGCCATTCACGAGTTGGTTTGCACGTTCCCACCCGACTTGTGTGCCACAGTCGTTCGGGTCGCCGGTATCCTCTTTAGCGTCAAGAGCCATCTGCGCGTTTTCAACAGCGGCGTCTGGGTAGTCTCCGGTGTCAATATCCTCCACGTCCTGTAGGCTACGATCCGCTGGAGCACTCCCGAACAGTGGTCCACCGTCGCCACCCGATTCGGTTGTCTCACCGCGTGCTGTATCGTAGGAGTCACCCACGTCGTCGTCATCCAACTCGGCAAGGTCAAACAGGCGTCGGCGTTCGTTGACGGTCATATCCTCACCGATGGCGTCCACAAGCTCACGAACCTCACTCGTACTCTGGTAGTCGTTGAACACGAGGTCTAAGTTCTGTTCGTGGTCATACGGGCTGTAGTCACGGAGGAGGATACGAGCCACCTGTTCGACGAATTGCCCGCCAAGTGCCCGCTGTTTGGCCTGTTTCTGGAGTTCAAAGTATTGCTGTCGAACGTCCGACTGTGACCCGGACCCAAGCCCTTCACTAATCACAGAGGCAAGTTCAATCGGCACGCCAAGGGCCACGGCCAATTTCCGAATGTCGTGGCTTGTGACGGATTCAAAGTCAATTTCCCCAGCTTCTATCGGTTGGAACTCCACGTCTTGACCCGTGAAGGCAATCGTATTATCCTCCAGATCAATCTTGTTTCTCACCCGCCGGAGTTCGTTATCACTGTAAGAGGCCCCACCCTCACGCCCCACTTTGACGTGCATACGACGGAACGCCGCCCATTCGATGTTCTGGTCTACTGCATGGGCGTGGCTTAGATACGATTCAATCTCGTCCATCGCTCGTAGGACAGACGACACACCGGTTTTGTCCCGCCCGTTGGATTTGTTCAAGACGAATGAGGCCACTTCGTCGGGATTGAATGACTGTTCCATCGGCATCCCACCCTGTGTAACCTCTTGCTCCCACACCACGACATTCCCATGCTGGTCGGTCTGTGGCAAGACTGTCCACGGTTCGACAAACTCCAGATGGCTAAAGTCACCCGCCCGTGTCTCGACAATCTCACACAGTGCCGCCGGGAACCACTCGGCATCCTCACCGATATTGATTAAGAGGTTGTCAAGGTCGTTAAACTGTTCGTGTAACCACTCGGCGGCGTCGTCTTCCTCGGCTTCAAAGTTCGCCCCGGCCCCAAATTCCATCAAGGCTTTGCCATGCACCAACTCGGAGATAAGGCCACCCGACTCACGCAAGTCTCTGACTGTCCGGAGGTCGTCACGGGTGATAGTGTCCGACCCGAAGTAATCCCGATCCACAGTCCCGCCATTCTCGGCATAGGATTCGGGTGTGCCTGTCTGGAGGCTTCGGCGTTTAGAGGCTACCCACTCACCGGCCAACGAACGCAGACCGCCCAGAAAAGAACTGTTGTCGTCGTTGTCGCTCATACCACCGTATAAAAGACGTGTGGCCTAAGCGTTTGGGCTATTCGTCAAGGAACCGCTTTGCTACAACGCTCAACTCAATACGTGCCACCGCATCTGATTCAAGGCGTCTCTTTGCGGCTTCATACGCTTCCTCAACAGTACCGTAGTAATTGCACTGTTGTTTTGTGAATAGATCGTTTGACAATCCGCCACCGTCTCGAATTTCAACAACCCATGTCGTCTCTGCTGGTCGGATATAGGCCACTTTTTCTTGTCCGATTTCCATAGTCATCTTTCAAACTCCAGCACTAACCATGCATCCTCGTTGTCCATATCAGCCATGCGCATCTTGTCGTCTGTGTTGCACATCATGACTTGGTTGGTATCGCCTAACGCCTGTTGTTGCCATGCGGCTTCAAGCTCTCTGTCGTTGGGGTTCATGGTGTCACCTCATCAACAACCCACAGGGCAAACACGACCAAACCCCACGCAAGATACAACAGCAATGTGAGGATAGTCGGTAAAGCGATTATAACCAACGCAATGGCGATTACCCAAATAGCAAACTCCATCATCGTAATCGCCCCGCTACCTCATCGGCAATCTTCCGGTACTCTGTCGCTTCCAGTTCGACCGGCTTTCTACTCTCTGTCAGTTCCAACCGGATATGTTCGGCCACCGTCTTTGCATGGTCTGGGGTAAACCAGTCGTCAAAGTCTCGGTCTTCCACGCCACTTGTAGACACTTTGTTCTCAAGGTTGTCTAACTCGGCGTGAATTTCCTCAAGCAACTCCGCTTTCCCACATTCAACTGCCGCTGGTTCATCCTCGGGTAGGTATGGCTCATCAAACACAGAATGCCACGCATGAGGGTTCACATATTCACCCCACGTCACACCATGCTGTTCTTTCCGCTCCTTTGCGTCTTCATACACACCCTTTGGGATTCGGATGGTTTTCCAGTCTTCTGCCATGCATCAATGTGTACTCAACCCATTGACTAAAGCTTTACGCAATAGTCTAATCCCTGTTTCTGAAGTACCTCGCTCCACACTCAGGGCACTCCCATATGTCCATGTAGTCGGCCTGTTGGGCTACATAGTCCACTGTGGCGTCACAGTAGGCTCCACACTCATCGCAGACGTGTGGCTCATCCAACCACGGAACCAGTCGCTTGGTCTGTTCTGTGGCCTTGTCTTTGGCGTCTACTACGTCTTGGAGGCTAAACTCACTCATCTGAAGCCACCCGTTCGCTGCACCACCAGCAAAATGGACCGACAGTGTGCGCACATTCCCACTCGGTCTTGAGTCGTCCACAGGTATCACAGTATTCACTCATTTAGACCACCTCTATCGCCGTACATATCGCCTGACAATGCAGGCAACTCACCCTGAAAGTTTACGGTGTCGAGTGCCATCGCCGTCGAGTCAAGCTGGTCGTCATGGTCGCCATCGGGGAACGATGCCCATTCAGACTTGAACGGTTGCCAGTCCATGTCCTTACCGGGCACGTCGCCCCAGTCAATCAGTTTGACGTTGCCATTAGAGAATGGAACCGAAAGCATCACAATCCGATCCTCTTTGGCCCCTTGTGGTGTGACGGGGATGGGGTCAAGGCCCGCCTGTTTCAAGTCTTCCTCAAACCAACTCTGGGCCTGCACAGACTCATACCGCACGCGGTTGGTCGGATACCCGACGATACACTGTCGAACCCACGAGGCGGCTTGTGCGGGCGTCTGTCCACGGGTTCTATTGACTTCGGCAAGGTAGGCGTGTGGCATGGTTGGGTGTTCGGCTACGATAGAGCAACTCCAGTAGTCGGTGTCGTTCTCCCGTGCTTTGGATTTGTTCATTTCAACGCCAAGGTCTACCGCTACGTGCCACTCCCATTTCTTGCCTTCAAGAGTCTCGGCAGGAACCAACTCCAGCATATCGGTGGTTAAGAGCGTGCCGCTACTCCGGGGGTCGGCCATGTACTCTTGGCGAAACACGGCTTCGGGCGTCACACTCTCAAGGTGGTCAATCTCATCCCGATCCAACCACGGGTTATCGTAACTTGTGCCGTGGACCCCATACCACCCGTCCTGTTGCTTGTCGGGTTGGGCATACATCTGGTCGCTCCCTGCACCACGACAGTAGAACTCGTAAAACCAATTCTCACCGATGGGTTTGGAGATTAGGAGACTCCCACCCCCATTGTCGAGTAGCATAGGCCGGAGGTCGTTATCCCAGATGGATTTCTCCATGTATGCGGCTTCGTCAATCACCATGAAGTCCACCCCTGCACCCTGTAGGCTTGCCGGGCGGTCGTAGCTATAGAACTCTATAACCGACCCATTCTGTAGTTCAATCTCAAAGGGAGCCGACCGCTTGGGTTCGCCCTTAATCAGTGGCTTCGGCAGTTTGTTCTCCACCTTTTGGAAGCCGTATTTCTTTGTCTGGGTGTAGGTATTCCCCACCCACCAAATCACCGGGTTCTCATCGGCCCCATAATCGTAGTTCTCTGGAGCGATAGCATAATCCACGACTTCGGCAGTAGCCACCTCATTCTTCCCGAACCGGCGGCCAAACATTCCCACACGGTGTCGGGCGTCCGAATTGTGCAGGTCGTTTTGCTTAGTCGAGAACTTCCACCCAAGGTTTCTATTGAGACTCTGGGTTGACAACCTCAACCACCTCGCTTGTGACCTGCCATTCAATCTCGGTACTATCGTCAATAATGCCGACTTCCATGAGTGTGCGGTAGTGGTTGCTGATCAGGTTGTAGGCGTTGGACATACACGAAGCCGCTTCCTTGTAGTCCCGATCCTCACGGGCCTGTTCTGCCGCCTTGAGCCAATCGTTGATCGCCTTGCCTTTCACAAGCTCTAACTCGGTATCCGCACGTTCTCCCACCTTGTTTTGTTCATACTCTATGAGTTTTTGAATGTCGTTGTGGATGTTTTTGTGGTCCGTATCAAATCGTTCCCCATATTCTCGTAGTGTGTAGGGTAGTGCTTTCCAGTGCCCGGCGTTCTTCATGTCCTCATAAATCAACGCTCGCCGCTGTTGCCACGTAAATTCGTGTTCGGGCTTATCCGCCGGGATGGTTACGTCTGCATACTCCACTTGCATCTCTATGTGGTGTATTGGGGAACAAACGCTTTAAAAGGTATTGTCGTTAGTCCCTACGAGTGCTGTTTAGCACACTCGACACACCACGGTTCACCACGAACCCACAGAGTGGACTTGCCGATGGGTGTCTGACACACGTAGCATATTCGTGTTGGTTCGGTAAGTGAAGGCTCTTGCATATCGTTAGTCAGCCATTGGTTTTGCAGGTGTTTCACCGCTATCCTCTTGGCGGATTGCTTGACACCGCTTACACTCTCGTTTGCCCCACTGTTCGGCTTGTTCAACTGTGAGGTCATCCCGCATACTCTTACCGTGTTGTGGAGTCTCTCGTATTTCGGCTACGTTCTTGCAGTATTCGGTATGGTATACACTGGTTCGATTCAACGGTGTTAAGAGGTATATCTCAGTCATCCGCTAAAGCCTCCCTGTCGTGTTTCTGTAGGATGCGCTCAAGTTTGGACATACCACCGCCTTTACCGTGTTGTGTGTGGCCCTTCTCACACGACTTGCAGAGGTCGATAAACCGACGTTCGGCTTGGTCTTCGGTGATCTCTTGAAGGTCACGGTTAGTGACGTGTCTACAGTCAGGGTCCGTGTGGTAAACATCCGCCCGTCGGCCTGTGATATAGTACTTAGTCATGGTCCACCCCGCACGCACTGCATGGCTCTAACCCACGGAGTTCCGCCTGTTCCAGTGGGATCGTCCGCGTTGTGGTTTCGTTGTTGGCATACCCACACTGCCGTTCTCGGTTGCTATTGGCGGTTTGGATATACCGACAGTCCTTGTCCGTGTGGTAGCTCCTACTCGACCCGCCGCGCATAACAAATACTTCACTCATCGTCGTAGTTCTCCATGATATTCGACTCAAAGACTTCTCGGTGCATCTTTTGGTATGTGTTCTGTGTGGCTTCCAGTTGCTCTTGTATCGCCTGCATTTGCTCATAGAGGTCGTCCATGTCCTTGCGGTGGACAAACCACCTATCAT